CTTGAGGCGCTGGATGCGTTGTGCATCAATGACTACAGCGGGTATGAACTTGGAAAACGAGATGCACACCTTGTTGACAACGCCCTTACCGCAATCAAAGAAGCCCTAGAAGAAGCCCTAGAGCAAAAGCAACAGGAGAAACAAAATGACTAAAGACGAAGCCTTGCGTATGGCGCTGGAGTATTTGGAAGAAAGTAACAGCTATCTTGGGTCGCTTGACTACAGTGAACCAATTGCAGCTATCAAAGAAGCATTGGCACAACCAGAGCGTGAATGGGTTGGGCCTGTGGCGTGGCGCACGTTTGATGGTGAAGGTGGCTACGACTACCGTAGTTTTGAAGATAACGAAAATCACAAAGAAGATTACATCAAACGGAATGGAGACAAGTACAAAGATTGGGTTGAACCTCTCTACACCACACCACAACAACGCACATGGGTTGGGCTGACGGATGAGGATGAAATTGATTGGGATGGGGTCGATGCCATGTCTTTTGCCCGAGCCATTGAAGCCAAACTCAAGGAGAAGAACACATGATTATTAACCAAGGAAAAGTTGCTGGTGGCTTGGTCGATGAAATGTTGGAGCTAATCCACAAATACGACGAGTCTTTGTACATGTCAACCGCTATTGGCTGTCTTGAACTGGTCAAACAACAACTTATCAATGAAAGTCTTGAAGATGACGAGGACTGATTTTGAATTGCTTTTGATCGGTATTGGCGTGGGGGTTTTTGCCGTAGCCTGCGTCCGCATCGTTGATTACATTTTTGACAAACTCAAGGAGAAGAACACATGAGTGAAGGACTCTTTGATGATGTGCCACTGATGAACCGTGAACGAGACAATTCTTGGGAGTCGTTCATAAAGCGCAAAGATGTAAAGGCCATGTTTTCAGAAGAAGGCTTTGGTTTCCCACTTAACCGTGGCTACTACGACCTGTGGTGCATCTGCTGGGCGAAGGCATGGGACAAAGGATTCATGGCAGGGATTAAAAAGGAGAGAAATAAATGATTGAAATTACATTTGCCGATATGTTTTTGTTGCTGTGGGCTATCCTAGCCACGGTGTTCTGTATTTTTTATCGTGAGCAAGAGGCATCACACAGGCAGTTCATTGGTCTGCTAATCAAGGACAAAACTAACCGTGAACGCTTCTTTGCGGAAATGGACAAACACCTTGGGGAGGAGAGCGCTTGAACGCCATGCAATACTTAAACAACCTGCGCCCAGCCATACCAATGTCCGTTGAAAATCCATGCACACAGATGAGCGGCGGTGAGCTACGCCGACACATCCAACAAGGCGCGGTGTTGATTAACGGTGAGCGCATTACGCACACCGAGGAGATTGACTTTCCTGTTTTCTCCTTGGTGTTTTTCCCAAAGTCTGCAACCCGCAGAACAACTATTATTTAACCCATGAAGACAGACTTCAAAACGTGGAGCCGTGAGACGCTCGAACAGTTTGCCCGCGAAGCGGCAGACGAGATTACAGTCTTAAAAGAACTCAACACAGCACTACACAACGCTTGGAAAAAGGAAGTATCAATCAATGCGAAAATCAAATCACGCGGCAATTCGGGCACTGCTACATCAGAACCCTGACGGACTCATGGTCAGCGAGGTAGCTAAAGCATTGGGTGTGAAGAACGATTCAATAAAAGTTGCCTTGCGAGCTATGGTCGATACTTACGTAGATCGCTGGGTTAAATTGCCTAGTGCGCCAACGGCTGCTGTATGGTGTGCCATTGAAGTTCCACCTAACTGCCCTAAACCAGATGACTCCAGAAGCAAAAGTAAAAAAGAAAATAAACGCTGCACTTGATGCGGTGGGTGCGTACCATGTGAACTATATTGGAGGGCTTGCTGGTAACAACGGCACGCCTGACATCATCGGATGTCACCAAGGTAGATTCTTTGGGATTGAGGCCAAGGCAGGTACGAACAAGCCTACGGACTTACAGATGAAACGTCTGCAACAAATAGCTGATACAGGTGGGCTTGCATTAGTTATTAACGAAACCAATATCCTGTACCTTGTCGGGTGCATGGACAACATCACAAAAGCTGAGAGCAACTATGAGCAATTCAGAACCAACCACAGAAACACAGATGACCAACCAGAACCCAGACTACTACGTAAACAAACAGCAGAACAAGAACAGCTCGAACTGCAAGGTTTGCAGTTGGGAACAAAGATAATCAAATGAGCATACTCTGCATAGACTTTGAAACCTACTACGACCGTGAGTATGGTTTTGCAAAGATGACGACTGAAGAATACGTGCGTGACCCAAGGTGGGAGACCATCGGGTTTGCATACAACATTGACGGGGGCCCGACCACTTGGGTTCCTAAACCTGATGTTGAGCGTGTGATTAAGTCTATTGACTGGTCGGACAAACTTGTCCTGTGCCAGAACACCGCCTTTGATGGAGCCATACTCGCATGGCGCTACGGGGTGCAACCACAAGGGTGGCTAGACATCATGGGTATGTCTCGTGCCCTATTTCCGCATGAGAAGTCGCACAGTCTCAAAGCCCAAGCCGAGCGCATGGGTGTCGGGGTCAAGGGCACTGAGGTTGAGAACGCGCTGGGCAAGCACTACAAAGACTTCTCAGCAGAGGAACTGTCACGCTATGGCGACTATTGTTGCAATGACGTAGTTCTAACGTTAGAACTTTTCAATAAGTACATGGCCCTCGGCTTTCCAAAGATTGAGCTGAAGCTGATCGACCTGACGTTACGTATGTTCATTGAGCCTGTGTTGCGCTTAGACCGTGATATGTTGGTTAAACATTTACAAGAAGTTATAGATCGCAAAGAACAGTTGCTTGATGAGTTGGCGTACAAGTTCGGGGCTCGTGAGGATGCCAAGACCATGCTGATGTCCAATGAAAAGTTCGCCGCCGCACTGGAGTCGCTGGGCGTTGAGCCGCCCCGCAAGGTGAGCCCGACCACAGGCAAGTTAGCGTTTGCGTTTGCCAAGACCGATGAGAAGTTCAAAGAGTTACTTGAGCACCCGAACGTAGACGTGCAAGCACTGGTGTCGGCACGGTTTGGGAACAAGACGACCATTGAGGAAACTCGTACTGCTCGGTTCATTGATATGGCAGACCGTGGGTTGTTCCCTGTGCCCCTGCGGTACTACGGTGCACACTCAGGCCGCTGGTCGGGGCAAGACTCTGTGAACTTGCAGAACCTACCTAGCCGTGGGGAGAACGCAGGGAAGATCAAGAAGGCTATCTTGCCGCCCGAAGGCTATGTGATTATTGATTGCGACTCTGCACAGATTGAGGCACGTACGTTGGCGTGGCTTGCAGGTCAGCATGACCTCGTTGATGCATTTGAAAGGAAAGATGATGTCTACAAGATTATGGCGTCGGCAATTTACGGCAAGCCCGTTTCGGAGATCACCAAAGACGAACGATTCGTCGGCAAAACTACGATTCTTGGTGCAGGCTATGGCATGGGGGCGGCGAAGTTTAAAGCACAACTTAAAAATTTTGGTGTTGAAGTATCGGGCGAGGAAGCTAAGCGAATCGTTGATACTTACCGAACTACATATCCGAAAATTACTAGGCTCTGGAAAGCGGCTGAAGAAGGTCTCAAAGCGTTATCGTTTAACAACGGGGCGCAGGTGGACGCACAGGGCATAGTCAAAGTTGTGCCGAACAAAGGGTTTTCCCTACCTAACGGTTTGTTTATTCAATACCCAGACTTGCAAAAAGTTTCAGTAGAGAACAAAGACCAGTGGCGCTATATGTCCAAGGGGCGGCCTGTGTACATCTATGGTGGCAAGTGCGTGGAGAACTTCACGCAAGCTGTGGCCCGAATCATTGTGGGTGAGCAGATGCTGCGGATATCAAAAAGATATCAGGTGGTGCTGACCGTACATGATGCTGTGGCTTGTGTTGCACCCGCCGCCGAGCGGGATGAGGCTGTGCGCTTCGTTGAGGAGTGCATGTCATGGCGACCCAAGTGGGCTAAAGATTTACCGCTATCCTGCGAATCAGGGGTTGGTTTGTCATACGGCGACTGTTAGAATAAGCGGTCAAATCAACGTGGTAAATATATGGCACTAGCTCATTCATACTCGGCAATCAAAGATTTTGAATCCTGCCCCCGTAAATACCACGTCGTCCGTATATTAAAGCAAGTCAAACAGAAAGACACAGAAGCTACCCTTTATGGGACTGCTGTGCATAAAGCATTTGAAGAGTTCATTCGTGATAAAACACCACTTCCAGAAACTTTTAAGAGTTACGAGCCATTCGTGGAACGTCTCGCCCAAATCCGTGCAGACGTACGATGCGAAGAAAAATTGGGAATACGTTCGGACTTCACCCCATGTGGATTTTTTGACAAAGACGTATGGTTCCGAGGCATACCCGACTTCCTTGCCATTGACCGCGAGAGAGGCGTTGCCCGCTTAGCCGACTACAAAACTGGTAAGACTAGCCGTTACGCAGATGTCGGGCAGTTAGAACTTATGGCGGCTATGGTTATGTCGCACCACCCAGAAATAGATATCGTTAAGGGCGCATTGCTTTTTGTGGTGGTCGGTGATGTAATTAAGGCTGAGTTCAGTCGTGAACAGTTACCTGAAATCTTTTCTAAATGGGCGGGTAGGGCTAACATGATTGAAGCCGCCGTAGACCACGGCGTATGGAACCCCAAGCAGTCAGCTCTGTGCAAGTTTTGTCCTTTAACGGATGATATGTGTGAGTACCGGTAAATGTTAGGGAAATAACATGGCAACTAAACGAAATTACGCAAGGGAAGAGAAGTACGAAGACTCTCCCAAGCAAGTCAAGATGCGTGAAGCACGTAACAAGGCCCGTAAAGAATACGAGGCCAAGCATGGCAACCTGCCAAGCACTGAAGACGTTGACCATATCAAACCCCTGAGCAAGAAGGGTAAGCCCTTGGCTCTGAGTAACCTGCGGGCTGTTAGCGAGTCTGCTAACCGTAGCTTTGCACGTGGCAAGAAGGGGCAGTTGGTTTCGCAAGTTAGCAAAAAAGAACGTGCACAATCACGTTCAAAGTAAGGTATCATTGGTTCCATCGTGGTTGCTTCGTTAGAAGCGTTTGGCTAGGTAGGCAACTACCTAGCTATTTTTCTCCACTATAAGTTATACATTGTTTAATCATGCAAATCATCGACAATCGCGCACTACTGTTTAACACCCGCAAGGCAGACCAAATTACTGCCTTGATTCCCAAGAGCAAAATCCTGCAACAGAATGGGGATATGTCTCAAATCCTAGTCAACTGGGACTTTGACTCAACGCAACTGCTACGCAATATAGGTATCAAGGATGTGCCCTCACCGATCACGGCGAAGTACGCTTGGCCGGGGGTATATCAGCCGTTCGATCACCAGCGCACCACTGCAGGATTCCTAACGCTACATCCACGTTGTTTCGTGTTTAACGAGGCAGGTACAGGTAAGACCAGTGCGGCGGCATGGGCGGCTGACTACCTAATGAATCAAGGGCGGGTCAAGCGGGTGCTGGTGGTGTGCCCTGTGTCGATCATGGACACAGCGTGGCGGTCAGATTTATTTAAGACGGTGATGCACCGCACAGTGGCTATCGCCCAAGGCTCTCGTGAGAAACGTGCGGCCATAATTAACGGCGGCTATGAGTTCGTCATCATTAACTTTGACGGCGTGAAGGTAGTTACCGCTGAGCTTGCGGCTGGTGGGTTTGACTTAATCATTGTGGACGAAGCCAATGCAGTCAAGAGCGTGACGACCGACCGCTGGAAAGCCCTTGCATCTTTGCTAAAACCCACGACTCGTTTGTGGATGATGACGGGTACACCTGCATCGCAGTCTCCGCTGGATGCCTACGGCTTGGTTAAGCTTGTGAACCCCGACTCTGTGCCTAAGTTCCTTGGCTCGTTCCGTGACAAGGTTATGTTAAAGATTAACCAATACAAATGGGTTCCACGGCAGGAGTCCAAAAACATAGTGCATGAAATACTGCAACCTGCTATACGGTTTACCAAGGCTGAGTGTCTGGACTTGCCTGACCTGCTGTATTCCAACCGTGAAGTGCCTCTGACCCCGCAGCAGACGAAATACTACAACGCCCTCAAGCAGCAGATGATGACGATTGCAGCAGGAGAAGAAATCACTGCGGTCAACGCAGCCTCAATGCTTAACAAACTTTTGCAGGTTTCGCAAGGGGCAGTCTATACGGACAATAAAGAAATCGTTGAGTTTGATGTTACCAACCGATTCAATGAGCTGGTAGAGGTGATCGAGCAGACGGACAACAAAGTATTAGTGTTTATCCCATATAGGCACACCCTGCAGATGGTGGAAAATTCGCTCCTCAAACAAGGCTACACAGTGCAGACAATCCACGGCGGCGTATCGGCTACGACACGAGCAGAGATCATTAAGGAATTCCAGACCGAAGACGAGCCACGTATACTTCTGCTTGTACCGCAAGCGACTGCACACGGCATCACGTTAACCCGAGCCGACCAAGTGGTATGGTGGGGCCCAGTTGCCTCCACAGAAATCTACCTGCAAGCCAACTCCCGAGCGCACCGAGCAGGTCAGACCAATCACGTCACAGTGACGCACCTGCAGGGCAGTCCTGTTGAGAAGCGCATGTACGTCATGCTGCAAAACAAAATCGACCTTCATCAAGGATTAGTTGATCTTTACAAACAGGAGCTTGATATGTGACCTTAAACAATGTATAATTTAATCTCGTTCAACGCAAATCAAAGGAATCAATATGAGTGATGTAAGCAAATTGGTGCGGGTATACATCAAGATACGTGACGCCAAGGAAATTAAAAAGAAGCAGATGGAAGAAGAACTAGCTGCTCTCGACCACCAACTAGAAGCCATTGAGCAGGAACTGCTTGAGGTATGCAAATCTACAGGCCAAGACGGTGGCAAGACCCCGTTTGGTTCATTCACTAGGGGTGTCAAAACCCGATACTGGACTAGCGACTGGGACAGTATGTACAAGTTCATCCGTGAGCACGATGTGCCAGACCTTTTGGAAAGACGAATTGCCCAGACTAATTTCAAGCAGTTTGTCACCGAAAATCCGGGGCTCATGCCTGCAGGTGTTAACGTTGAGTCCAAGTACTCAATCACTGTTCGTCGTTCTAAATAACTTAAGGAAATCAAATGAGTAACCTAACCCTTTTCAAATCCGGCTCCGTCATTCCCGACTACCTGCGTGAAGCAAATGACTCCACCACCAGCGACATTGCTGGTAACTCCGGTGGTAAACAAATCTCAATCAAGGGCGGCGTATGGCGCATGATTGTTGGCGGCGAAGAAGTCTCCAAGAATGAAGACCGTGCCATGAACTTCGTCATCATTGCATCAGGCAAGGGCGTGACCCGCACGTTCTACGCAGAGAAGTATGAAGAAGGCAAGGACATCAAACCAGCTTGCTGGTCTGCCGAAGGTGAGAAGCCCAACGAAGAAGTGCCGAACCCCCAGCACCCCACCTGCATGGGTTGCCCACAAAACATTGAAGGCTCCGGCGAAGGTAAGTCCCGCGCTTGCCGCTTCAGCAAACGTTTGGCTGTGACTTTGGAAAACGATATCAGCGGCAACGTGTACCGTATGTCTGTGCCTAGCAAGTCTTACTTTGGTAAGGCTGAGGGTGAGAAGATGGGTCTGCAAGCCTTTGGTAAGTTCCTCAAGGGTCATGGTCTGCCGATCACTGGCATCGTTACCGAAGCCCGCTTTGATACCAGCGAAGCTGTGCCTGTTCTGAAGTTCCGTGCTGTGCGCCCCCTGACTCGTGAAGAATGGAACACCGCTAAGGTTCAGAGCGAAAGCGAAGACGCCAAGCAAGCCATTGAGTTCAAGATGGTTCCTAGCAAGAGCGAAACTGCCCCTGCCCTGCCTGCGGCTTTCAAGAACGCACCTGCTATCAAGCATGAGGAAGCTGAAGAAGTTGAGGACGCACCCGTCAAAGAACCCGTGAAACGTACCGTGAAACAAAAGGCTGAACCTAAGCCTGAGGTAGCTAAGAACGTCTCAGACATCCTGAACGACTGGGCAACAGACGACGATGAATAAACCGGTAAGGGGGTACGACTCCCTTTTCATCCAGCGAGTGAAGTCAGCCGACTTGGACAAGGAAGTCAAGGCGCTAGCCTTGGCATGTATAAAACATGCAGTATCCATTAGTCAAGCGGCAGACTTGCTCAAAGTTACACGGGCGACTGTGTACAACTGGATGACAGGGCGAACAAAACCGTACCCCAAATATCTGGCAGTGATGCCTGAAGTTACAGCGCAAATTAAACAGCAGTAACCAAATCCGGTGGGCGGCAGGGAGACTTGCCGCCCTTTTTCCCTCTTAGCTATGCCGAGGCTATGTGAATGATTTTCTGACAACTATATTGCCCACTGAAGGGCACTACTGCACAGTCGGTATCCGTGCGGGTAAGATCAAGCAGTCGTTTCATAGGACGATTGAAGACGTTGATGAAGTTGGTATTGGGCTGAATTCCCAAGGTGTTGATGCATATTTTGCGTTGGCTTCATTCAAACTGATGTCCAAGCGGGAAGCAGATAACTCACTTTTTCTGCGCTCATTTTTTCTTGACCTAGACTGTGGGGAAGGTAAGCCGTACGCTGACCAACCCGAAGCTGCACAGGCGCTCAATGCGTTTTTGCAAGCAACTAATTTGCCAAGCCCTACCGTGGTTAACTCGGGTAATGGGCTACATGTGTACTGGCCTCTTGATACGAATGTACCGTCTGATATTTGGTACGGCTACGCCAAGGCGCTCAAACAACTTTGCAAACAACACAACCTTTATGCTGACCCAGCGGTAACTACTGACCGCGCTCGTATCCTGCGTATTCCCGGAACGAACAACTATAAAAACGATCAAGCACGACCTGTACAAATAATGCACCAAGGGTTAGTAACACCCTTTGAAGTGTTTACTGCGGCGCTACCGCAGCCAGCGATGGACTTGTCCTTTGCCAAGCAGTTTGGTATGGACGAAACAAGTAACGACATTGCAGGGGGTGAATACCCTAAGTCGTCATTCACAAAGATTGTTAAGCGCAGCATGGGTGAAACCGGCTGTGCACAGATTAAAAACGCATTAGTAAACGCTGCTACGCTTGAAGAACCCCTATGGCGGGCAGCACTGTCGATCGCTGTACGTTGCGAAGACGGAGCCAAGGCTATCCATAAGATATCCAAGGCGCACCCAAGTTATACGGCAGAAGATACTGAAGCCAAAGCTGCTGAAACTAAAGGCCCTTACACTTGCCAGTGGTATAGGGAGAATTATTCTGAAGGTTGCAAGGGTTGCAAACACTTGGTCAGTAGCCCGATCGCCCTTGGCAGAATCGTAGAAGAAACGGTTCCCGATAATGACACGTACATCATTGAAAAGCCAGCGGACGAAGTTACCCCTGCGATCACGCTGAGCATCCCTGCCTATCCGTTCCCATATTTCCGTGGTGCAAATGGAGGGGTATATAGAAAAGTGCAGGACAAAGACGGCAACGAAGATCAGGTTGAAATTTACCCACAAGACCTGTATCTGACTGAACGGTTCTTTGATCTGGACGAGCATGGCACAGGCGAGGGTGAGTTGGTTGGCATCAACCTGCATATGAAGATGGACGGTGTGCGTAGGTTCTACGCCCCTGTTACCAGTTTGTTTAGCCCAGAGAAACTTAGGGACACCTTAGTCAAGAACGGGGTAGTTGTTTATGGCAAGGAGATCAATACACTTATGGCTTACTTTGCATCATCAATAAAGAAGCTGCAGGATAAATATGCAGCAAACCGCACCCGCAGTCAGATGGGGTGGACTCCTGACATGTCAGGCTTTGTGATCGGTGAAATCGAGTACACCCCCAGCACAACTAAGCTTGCGCCCCCGACCAGCACGACCAGACAGTTTGCTGGTTTGTTTAAACCACGTGGCACATTGGAAGAGTGGAAGAAGATCGTTAACTTCTATAACCGCCCCGAACTTGAGTCACATGCCTTGGCGTTCTTCACAGGGTTTGGCTCACCCCTACTGCGGCTCATGGACATCAAGACTATTCGTGGTATGCAACTGCACTTGAAGTTCAACGGCTCAGGCTCGGGCAAGTCAACTGCCCAGATGGTAATTAACTCAATCTTTGGTGAGCCTGATACCCTGCTGATGAAGCAGGACGACACCATGAATTCCAAGATGCAGATGCTTGGCATGATGAACAGCCTGTGCTTCACGATTGACGAAATCACCAATGAGACTTCAGAGAACTTGTCCTCTATGTCGTACGGGTTTAGTTCAGGCCGTGGCAAACACCGCATGGATAACCAAAGCAATAAGCTGCGGGAGAACAAGACTACATGGTGCAACTTTACTGTGACCTCAGGTAACCACTCGGTTGTGGACGCCCTGCAACAGATCAAGAGCACTGCAGACGGTGAGTTACGCCGTGTGTTAGAACTTACGCTTAGACAATATCGGGGCGCTACAAAACAAGAGATCGACCAAGTATTCAACAAGCTGTCAGACAACTACGGCGTGGCGGGCCCGATCTTTATTCAGCACGTCCTAGCCAACATGGATTCGATCAGGACTGCGTTGTTTGATATGCAGCAGAAGATTGACAAGGAACTGGATATTGACCAGACCGATCGGTACTTCTCTGTTTACTTGGCTTGCTGCTTTGTGGGTGCGTTGATTGCACAGAAGTTGGGTCTGCATGAGATTGACATCCCACGGGTTTACAAGTATGCAACGAACGAAGTGCAACGTGCACGGGCTCATACCAAAGCAAGCGTTGGCGATCTCAATATCGTGGCTCAGGAAACCCTAGCGGCCTTTGTGAATGAAAACATTAATAACGTATTAGTTATTGCCAAGTCCACTGGTTCAGTTCCGCAGGCTCCGATCATCTCGCCCCGAGGTGAACTTAAAATGCGCTACTGCCCAACGACTAAGGAACTTACAATTCCCGCTGCAGAACTACGAAACTTTTTTAGTAGGAAGCAGGTGGATGTCCGTGAAAGCGTATTGCTCATGACCAAGAGTGGTTTGCTCAAGCACGAAGGCAGGTCTGTTCCAGTTCGTATTGGTTCAGGGGCGCTAGGCGGTTTGGGCGGCATCCAAGTCCGTTGCTATGTATTTGATGGAGATGCCCTTGGCTTTAAAGAATCAGCCTTCATCCCAGAAAAGCCAGAAGAAGCCGAACCAGAACTCGATATCTGAGGTACTGGTTGTACAAGGAACACCGTTCTTTATACCGTGGGGGCAACTGGGCCCCCACAACTCTTTCTTCCTGCCGACAACTGCAACTCCTAAGCAGGTGCTAGAAGCACTGCAACCGGTAACTGCGGCTCTAGGCTATGAGTTTGATGCCCGCCCCCGATGCGAATACGATCGCTATGGGGTACGGGTCTGGCGTACTTACTGACGCACCATCTTCTCGGCTTCACGCACCCAGCCGACCATCTCATTCCTAGTCCGAGCCAACTCAGTCAGTTGGCGTTGGCGCTCTGCCATGTTGGGTTCAATCTCAGCACCACGGGGGCTCTTGAGGATGTTTTCATACTGGCGGATTTTAGATAGCTGAGACAGCGCATGTTGCACGGGCTTAGCCAAAGCCAACTCTTGCTGGTGATCTTGTGCAAACTGCATGGCCTTTTCGGGGTCACGCTTGGTCAAGTCTTGCAAAGTCTTCAGGACAGGTAACGTACGTTCTTGCAAGTTATAGAACTCATCCACGGGGTTGGACAAGTTGGACTCATCGTAAGCGTAGCCGCTGATGCCCATCCATTTAGACATGGGGCGATCGACCGAGCCGGGATTCAGCATAGAGTCCGTCAGCAAATTGACGACTGCAGGGACAGCACCGAAGTAACCGTTAACCGCTTGGTCAATCTTGATCGGGGAAATATCTAAACCGAACTGGCCTTTGGTGAACTCATAGATTGCATTGGACAGAGCCTTGGCAGGGAACGATGTCGCATTGTTCTGGCGCTCGTGGGGCATCAGGGTCTGCTGGTACGTACCTTCCAGTTCGCGCCCAGTTAAGAACGAATGGTTAGTAACAATTTCAAGCAGGGGGCGTACGGCCAGCGGTATGGGGGCTGCAGCAACACGTTCACCAGTTTGTGACCATGCGTAAGCCATAGCGGTTTTCACTGCTTCGCTTGCCAGTTGTTCCTCAGGTGTGCCTTGACGGTGGAAGTAACCCACTGCGTTTTCAATAGCAACTTTAGCAATAGCCATGTCGCCCCGAATTGGGATGCGAACTCCATCACCCACAACCCAGTTATTGTCCCGCATACGGCGGTTCATCTTCTCGTACTCTTCATCCCCACTCTTAGCCATTGCATAGGCCAGAGCCATACCTGCGTAGATTGCCATGTTCTTACGGAACAAAGCTTTAGCAGCATCACGGCTCAAACCACTGGGTGCATCCACTCCGGTGGCTGCACGGTACATAATGTCCAAAGACTGTGCAGTAGAGTTTAAGAACGGCACAACCGACACCAAGTCGCGCATCAGCGTGTTAGCCCCGGCGTTACGGAAGTTGATTAACTCACGGGCTTTTTGTGTAGCCATGAGCGAGTCCTTGCTCTTACGGAACTCATCGTCGTACAGAGCTTTACGAACTGCCAAGTCTGAACCATGTGTTATGCGCTCAAGGCGATGAACCAAGTTAGCAACTGGGCCGCGAGTGCGGATACCCATGCCGTACATCATAGCCTCGCCGGGGTTGTATGAGGTGTAATCAACTTCACCTGCTAGCCCCATGTTGCGCATCTGGCGCTCCATATCATGCACTTTGGATGTGCGACCAGTCAGGTCTCCGGCATAGCCCTTCAATTCATGGAAGGTTAACCTACCAAAGTTGCCAAACGACTCAGCAATAAATCGTGCTGGGTTATGGACGTTAGATGTTATCAATGCGCCTTGCACGTCTTCAAACACCTGCTTGGCTGCAAACGCTGGGTTGGCAGTCACAAACTTACGGGTCACTGGGGCGACCTTACCCATTGCAGCTACGTACCAACGTTTTGGTGCAGCTTTATCAACGAAGGGCAACGCATCGTATGCAGACGGTAAGTCCACAAACTCTTTAACACCCTTGCGGTAGATTGGCGCAGTGTAGCCAGTTTGGGAGTTAGCCTCATTCATGCCAATGTTTTTGCCGATACCCAAATCGACCAGCGTGTCCAGCATGTGCGAGTTGGCGTTCTGTTTGGAAACTTGGTCAACCATCCAGCCCATTGTCTTGTAGTAATTCTCAAAGACGTTACCGACTGAGCGTTCATAAGAACCAATTAATTTTGGCAAGGCCCCCAGTTGGGCCAGACCTTTACGGCCTGTGCGTTTAGAACCTGTAAAGGTTTTAGCAAATGCTTCAATGTTTTTACCTTCACGGTCAAACGGCACGTAGTGCGACACTTCACGCCAAACTTTGGCATCATGCTCGTTTAAACGCCCAGTTTTTTCCATCAGGTCAACCAACCGGATACGGAAATCATCCATGATCTTGTTGATCTTCTGCAGTTCTGGGCTGTTACGGTAAGCAGTCTCAGCGTCCTTGATCTTGGCAGTATTAAAACTACCATCAGCATTTCGCCAGCCTTTATGGATAACAAACTCCGTGCCTTGGGTGGCATTTTGCTTAATTAAATCTGCAACCCGCAAACCTTCAAGGATGTGGCTTGCGTTGGCGTAGGCGGTTTCATAATCCCGGCCTGTTGCAGCAGCGTAGTCCTTGACATGGTTCAGGATATCTTTAGGTTTCCCAGCGGCGTCCGTGACTTCCAACTGGCGGGTCACTGGGTTGATTTCCAAACCGCCACGCTCAAAGATGGGCTGCAGCATACGGTCTGTATCCTTAGCCTGCTGCACGGTAATCCGTGGGTCGGCCTTGCCTAGCTTAGCCATCATGCCTTGGTCATAGGCTTCTTGGATGCGGTTCTTCACTGACGCATAGGCGTCCGTAACTTGCGTCCGAACTTTTGTGATAGTACCGATTTCTTTAGGGCCAGTTAGCGCTGTTTTTGAGCCTTGGTACATCGACTTGACTGCACCAATTGCACTGGTTTCTTTTGGCTTCAGATACGCAGCATCGCGCTCAATGCTTGCAGGCACGGCTTGCTTAACTACAGAATTACGTGATGTGTTTGGTGATGCTTCACCTTTAGGTTTAAATAATGCTTCTTTAAGGAACGCAGCTTTAGCTAACGTACCAATTTGATCGGGTGTAAAGTGTTGGACACCAAAGTTTGTACCCATTACTCGGTTAAGTGCGCTAACCGTAAGGGCTTTGATTCGGTCCCACAAAACACGTAAGGGGCCTACTTTTGGCAGCGAACCATTTTGTTCTGAGTTAAGCAATTCTTCAACAAAGTAAGCAAGGTGTTCATCCCTACCAACTTCAGCGCCCCGTGCTAAATCTGATTCTGGAATTCGGGTAAATGCTTTTTGTGCTAATTTGCGTTCTGCACTGCCTTTTGGCGCATCAACTAAAGCTTGTATGCGATCAATTATGCTTTCATACGCTTTGTCCCCAAGCAGCTTCTTCATACCCATGTGTGCTGCTACTTCATGCAGTATTGTGGGGAACTCAAGCCCTTTAGAAATAGGTTTGGCATACAGCGTAACTGTTTTACCGTCAAACGTACCGCCTCGATGTGGGTCATCAGGGTGTTCAGCTTCAAGTTTTAGCTTACCTGTTGCCATTAATCGGCGCAAAGCAAAACCAAAAATTCCTTTTTTATTTTTAATATAGTCTTGGAATTCTTCTAGGGTCTGACCTTCTTTGCCTTCTGGGGCTACAGAATTACGGCTAGCAAGTTGCCGTTTGCGTTCCGCAAGTTCGTTAATGGCTTCTTCTTTAGTATCGCCAAGGTAGCTATTTTCTAAGGTTTCGTTGGCATCATGCCAACCTGCAAACCCATCAGATTCTTTATTGTTTAGTCGAGCAATTTGATGTGTACTGCCATCCGGTAACGTAACTTCAGTAAGTTTTTTACCCTGCATACTTGGGTTTACTGCAGTGGGCTTGGGAGCAGCTTCAGGGGCAGCTTGTACTTTGGCAGCTTCTGCTTGGCGCTGTTCATCCGTAGGCTCTGCGGGGTGGTATTTGTTAAGGTAGTCCTCTACCAAGTTCATCTTACCGTTATGTGCGTCATCCGTTTGGGTAGAAGTTTTATCAAGGTTATCCATGTGCTCAAACGCTGCGCGTTTTTGAGCTTTACTTGCAGTTTGGTCATTGATAACTTGCTGCAGACGGTCACGAATACCCGCTTCGCGGTCACCGCCCCTAAGGGTTACAGTTTGAATAGCCGGAGATTGTGTGGATGTGGAAGTGGTAGTACCTGTTTGTTTAAACAAATTTGGGAATAATTCTGCTGCGTCCGAACCTGCCCATTCCCTAGCACGCTGCTTAGCCGCTGCTAAAACTTCACTTTCATTAAATCCTTTTTCTCTAGCAATATTTATTGCATGACGTACAGCGCCGTACTCAGGCGAACCAATGTATTCAGCTTGATCCGAATTTATTAACATTAGGCCAATTGAATTGCCTAATGCTTTGGCTGAAGAATCGTCTAACCTATTTCTTGCGTCAATATGCGCCCCAATTTCTTCTTCGTTGACCCCTTTAAATACAGAAGAATCTCTTTCAAGGGCCTCAGTAGCATTTTTATCCCACCAAGCATTTCGTTGGCGGTTGTTCATCTTGTCGTACGCTTCAGCCGCCTCGGGGCCAAAATGTTTGCCGATTGCGGCCAAATCTAATGCATGATTTGTTGTGTTTGCATTTTCAAGAGTTTGTTGCAGCTCATTAGTGCCCATGTGCGCATAGTTTGGTTTTTGCGCTGTTAATGCACCGGACTGTGGTCCTTCTCCGACAACAGGTTTTCCAGCAGGTTGCTGAGCAACTGCCACTCCACTGGGTTCAACTCCGGCAGGCTTTGCGGTGGTGGTTCCTGTATCGGGCTGGCTAGCCACGACAGCGCTTGTTCCAGTTGATTCACTGACAGGTTTTGCAACATTTTCGGCTTCCTTATATGGTGCTACCTCAGGTGCGGGGTTAAGCAGTTCTTTCAAGACTTGTGCACGCTGCCCTTTACCGCTCAGCAGGGTTGGGTCTTTTTTAACCATATCCTGAACTTCTGGCAGCGTGCGACCAACGATATTATCTTGCATCCACCTAGCTACGCCCGGACCATGTTCCACCCCAGTATTTGTGATGTCCTCAGGTTTAATGATCATTTCCCCCAACGTTTTGGTTGGGAGTGGTTGGGGTACGGGAAGGTCTGCGGGCTTAATTTGGTTCCGCAAGGGCGCTTTGTACTGATACTGGTTAGGCTGCACAGCAATAGGTGCTTGCGGCGTTTGTGGGGGTACAGTAGCTAAAGGCGTTGTGGGGGGCGCTTCTGTAGGCAGGTTTTGGTCTGCAAATAAATCACCCTGAACCCGAGGACCCGCAGGTTGTGCAGCCTGAATGGACGCTTGGGTTTCTGGTTCTGTGCGGGACAGAATACGTTGGTTTGGCTGGGTAAAAGCGCTACCCGCTGCTTTTTGTGCGTCAGCTTGTTCTTGCTGTTGTTGGGTACGTTCTTGTTGGAGCGCAGCAATGTCACGGTCTTTAATGTGATCTGCAATCAGTGCGGCACGGGTTTGAACTTCAGGGGTTTGTTCCTGTGAACGCAGGCTAGCCAGCTCTTTATGCAGGTCCGCATAGGAGGTGTTGGGGTCAACTTTAGCCAGTGGGTCTGTAGGTTTAATCTCAGGTGCAATGTCGCCCTCAGTCTTTTGGACTTCCTTGACATTGGGGTGCAAGAACTTAGCACCAGCACCAAAGGCAGCGCCAGAGATAGCCCCCGTTAGACCTGCACCGAGGACGCCTTGACCTGTTGGGGTTTGATAACCTGCGCCTGTAAGTGCTTGATTTTGCAGTGCTTGTTGTTGGGCGCTTTGTGCGCCCATAGCAGTGGCTTCTTTTGCTGCAGACTTAGTGTAGGAATCAACCGCCTTTTCAGCAACTTCTTGCCCCAGACGCTTACGGATAGCAGCATTTGCTGTTTGGGCAGCACCAGCTACCGCAGAACCAATACCTAAACCTGCTGCAGTTGCAATGCCCAGTGGGTGCTCAGAATACGACTGTTCTTTGTCCGCTTTAGCGCGGGCAACTTCTTCAGAATCCCCAGCAGCACGACTAGCGTTGTACACCGAGTCATAGATAGCGCCTTTAGCACTACCTGCACCCATAGCTGCACCAGCACCGGTCAAAGCAGCACGAGCAGCTAAGGACTCGCCACCCCCAAGAATAAATGGAGCCGCAGCACCGCCTAAACCGGCCAGAGTTTCCAGTGGGGCTTCTTTAAACGCCCCAAGATATGCACTAGCCATCTTGCCATAGTCACCGGACTTATTGGCTTCTTCTTCAATTTGTCGGCGGCGGGCAATTTCAGCTTTACGCTCTGGGGTCTTGGCCTCTTCTAGATATTGTTCAGCTTCGCCTAGCTTGCGGGAAACGTAGTTATTTGCGCCAAAAACATCCGTTAAGCTTTTAGCCGCCCCAGTAAACCCAGAAAGTGCGGCAAGACCTAAGTTGGGCGCAGAGAACCCTGCGGGGGTTTGGGCTTTAACTTCGTCAAATTGGTCGAATGGATTTGCGGTAGCTTTAGTAGGTCGTGCAGGGGGATCAAACTGGTCAAATGGGTTTGTCGCCATGATTAAATCCCTTGGGGCAGATATCCGTATTTAGACTTAAAGAACTCTTTATTTTCTTTTGTTGGGTTTGCAGTTAAATAACTTACTGCATTAGCAGGCGCTGAATTAGCGGGAGCGGTTTCCCCCATAGCGCCGGTTTTTAGCCCCTGCAAAATACGTGGGTACATGCTTGCAGCAACTTCTTCTGCGGACATGCCTTTGTATTTAGTCATATTCATCGGGTCAGCTAATGCTTTAGTGGCTGCGCCCATAGCCAAAGACATAGCTTGTTTAGAGAACCCAGCTTCACGATCAGCTTCTTTTTGGTCCATGCGTTGTTGCATGATATCTTCATGTTGTTGCTGTTGGCCCTGTGCAAGTTGTCTACGCATAGCAAGATTATCTGCTGCGATTTCTTTACGGCCCTGAACAGTTTCAGCACGATTAGCAGAGCTAGTAAGGGTTTCAAGACCAGCTTTGTAAATGCCTGCATTAATTTCTTTAGCCTTGGTGGTGTTATCTTGCCAGCCTTTAAAGTCACCACGAGAAAGTGCAATTTGTGCGTCATCTAAAGCTTGCTTAGCTGCCTGCTGCTTCATCATGTTAATCATGTTTTGCTGCTGGTAGGCTTCTTCGGCGGCACGTTGTTGGTCAACGCGGTTTTGTCCTGCTATTGCAGAGTTAGCCAGTGCATCGCTTGCACGACCACCACGCATATTGGCTAAGGTATACCAAACATTTTCCAAACCTTGAGCTTTATTAGCGCGTTCGTGTGCGGCATTAGCTGCTTCACGTGCGGCATCAATTTGTGCTAATGCGTTCTTATGGGTTTCGTAAATTTGTTTACGATCTACCCCATTAGCTTTATCAAATTCAGCTTGGTCCGCTAAGTGGTCTTTTATGCTTTGAATCCCCATTTCATAGGATTTACCTGCTTCATGGGCTGCATTTACTGCGGCTTCATATGGGTTAACCCATGAGGTAGCCTTTTGTGCGCCGGGTTGAGCAGCTACGGGAGCCCCGACAGGGGGACGTGCTTGTGGAGCAGCTTGTGGAGCAGCTTGTGGAGCAGCTTGTTGAGCTCCGGGCTGAGCTTCGGGGGCAATAGCCCCTAAGCCTAATTGAGCCGCATTGGGGCCACCTTGAACACCACGGCCTGCGCCTGCACCAGTTGCAGGTAATGCTGGGTTAGCTTGAGGGGCAGCTTGTGCTGCCTGTGCCATTTGGTCTGCTTGAACAGCTTGTTGGTTTTGCACGCCCATATTTGGGTCTTTAGCAATTGCCCGCAGATATTCTTGCTCTTGGGCTTTTAACTGTTCTTTAACACGTTTTACACCGGGGTCTTTTGAAGAGAACAAGTCGGCATAAATATTTTGCTGGTCTGCATTTGTGATTGGCACGCCCAATGTCAAAGGAGTGCTTGGGGTTTCAGCTTGCTGAACCTTGGGAATCATTGAGTCGGGCAGGTTATCTGCTGCGCCGCCTTCGTCAAAATGCAAAATTCCACCTTGAGAGAAGTGGAACATATGGCCCGGAATACGGGCGTGCATTAACCCACCACCAGCAGCGTGTTGGGGTGGCATTTGTTGAGGTTGCTGGGGCATACCCTGTGTAGGTTGCATAGGCTGCATCTGCATTGCACTTGGCTGGTATTGACCGTAGCCTTGGGGACGGAACCCTTGTTGCTGTGCACGGGCCATCATTGCCTGCTGCTGTCTTGCTTGTTCCATAGCCATAATTTTTTGCTTTAGTTGGTCCGCTACTGTAGGCATGTTAGTAGGGTTTTGCAAGTTCTGTTGCGTCTGGGCGCTCTGCATTTGTTGCTGCAGGTCATCAAGGGCAATCAGGTCTTTTAGGTCTGAGGGCAAACCCGCAGGGCCCTTAGGTTCTTGCGCCACTTTTTGGCTAAGCGACTGCAAACCTTGCTGGCTACCGTAGGCGCTTTCAATATCATTAACAGAAGGTGTACCGAGCATGATGTGTCCTTATTAACCGCCAGCTTTGCTAAAGGTATTGTAAAGATTGCCTAAACCACCAACAGTCCCAGTAATTTGGCTCAACGGATTAGTATTCGTCGTATTAGCGTACGTAGAAATTGGCAGACCTTGCAGCATGCTTTGTTGGAATTGCAGCTGTTGATAGGGGTACTGAGCCTGTTGTTGGAATTGATTGTACGCAGCCGTATCTTGAGCTTGCTGGATTTGCTGTTGAGTAGCACCTGCAGTACCCATTGCGCCCAGTGTAGCTAAACCAAAGTTTGCCGATGCTTGATTTGCAGCGGACTGACCTTGCTGTGCAGCCAACCCATACTGAGCTTGATTTTGCGCGTTTTGCATTTGCTGTTGATAAGCAAATTGATTTGCAGCTTGCTGAGCTTGTTGGGTTGACAAATTGTACTGCTGGTTTGCCAGTTGGCTCTGCATATTTTGACCAGAACCCAGACTTTGAATACCCAACAATGCTTGCAGGTTAGTATTGCCCGTGTTGTAGGCCATTTGTTGGTTGGCTAGATTTGCAGCTTGTTGGTTAGCCGCAGTATTCATGTTGGCTGCTTGGTTGAACTGGCCTTGTTGCAGTCCGTATTGACCCGCCATAGATTGGTTAGCCAAGTTAGCTTGCTGCTGCAGTTGGGCATTTTGTAAACCCGTGTTGTAGCCCATAGTTTGGTTAGCCAAGCCAGCTTGCAGGTTAGACGCCTGATTGAGCTGTTGTGCTTGCAGCCCAGTTTGTGCAGACAGCCCTTGGGTTTGAAGACCAGCGGACAAGTTCTGCAGGTTGGCTTGTTGTTGATTAGCTTGGTTAGCCAGTGCAGCTTGTTGGCCCAGCGTTGCGCCGAGGTTTTGGGTCTGCATGTTAGCGCCCAAGTTTTGTTGGCCGACAGTTAAACCAGCTTGTTGGTTGGCTTGTTGTGCTTGCAGGTTGGCTTGTTGTTGTGCGTTGAACTGCTGTTGAGCTTGACTATAGGCAGTGTTGTAACCTTGTCCAATCAAATTGGACATAGCCATTTGGTCAGATTGGTTTTCCAAAGCATTTTGTACATCCGCACGGCTACCGCCAAAAGCCCCAGCTTGAGTTTGTGCTTTCAAGTTATTGAGGTGGCTAATGCCTTGTTGCTGTTGGAGCAGCGCAATTTGTGGGTCTAAAGACTGCTGCAGGTAGGGGTTCATGAACTGCTGCGCAGTTCCGGCAGACGTAAAGTCTTGTGTGCCAACTTGCGAAGCAGGGCCCATTTGGTAGTTTTGCAGGCTGGGGCCGTTTACATTTTGAGCCGCCTGCATAGATAAGTTATTTAAACTTGGGGCGTTTACCTGTTGAGCATTTACATTTGAAGGTTGGTTAAACCCTGCAGCATTAACCGTAGGTGCGTTGCTCATTTGAGCAGCTTGCGCTTGGACCCCATTAATGCTTTGGGGCTGCTGCATTTGGTAGTTCTGCAGCTGTGGTCCGTACACAGACTGCATGTTGTATTGCCCTTGGTTATAGGCTCCGGGGGCTTGATACTGATTAGTGAACTGCGTGGGTTGCAGGCCAGTTTGGTACAACTGAGACAAGCCAGCGGCTTGTTGGTTTTGCAAGTCCGAAGGGCCAGCAGCCAATTCACCTTGATACACAGGCATCGACTGGTTGCCCAGCGCCTGAGCCTGCCCCAGCATTTGGGTTACATAATCACCAGCCCAAGGGGACAGGGTAGAGGAAGTCGAAGTGCCAGCCGAAGGGCTGCTAACTGAGTCACCAGTTGCAAAGTGTTTAACTGTGCCACCTTCTGCGTAGCCTGCAATACCGCCGGGGGTGAACTTATCAGGGTTAATACGCTTGCCTTGGCGCTTAGTGCCCGTGCGGGCCATACGTACTTTGTCCATCATCTTGTAGAGTTGCTCTGCGCCAGCGTCAGAGTTGCCGTTGCCTAGATGAGATACAACGTCTGCAGGAACCACGAATTCACCGTGGCTAAGCAGGGCTGGGTCTTTACCGTCGATTGATGTTGGAATTTGGTCGGCCATCCCGTCAGTCGTACCTTGCAGATACCGTGGGGTTTGCGCCGAGCCACCATCAGCATACCCCATAACCCCACCTGCAGCGTGGCCTATTTGACTAGTACCGTAAACCGATGCACGTTGGGATTCAGGAGAAATAGTACCGGGGGTGCTATCTGGCAGCAGATGGAACTGCACCATCAAGTCGTGTGCGGCTTGGGCAATAGGACCACGTTCTTCCGGTTGGTTGTATTTAGGAGTTGGGTAAGCTGCATTAAACGCAGCCACTGCTTCTTCGTGTGTAGGGTAACGGTCTTTATCTGTATCACCACCGCCAGCGTAACCCATGATGCCACCAGTAGCGGCTTTTTGTGCCCAAGGCATTGCCATTGCAGGAACCTGTGTTTGTTGTTGGGCTTGCGCTTGTTGGGCAGCTTGAATTTGAGCTGCTTGTTGAGCGGCAGCTTGCTGGGCAGCGGCTACGCTAGCCGAATCTTGGGGGGTGTACTGGGTATCAGTAAAGTATTGGCGGCTTTGGCCGGGGGCGGCTGCAGGATTGATTTGTTGACGGGTAGCAGTCAGCTTAGGGATTGAACCTTTATAACCTGCAGTGGTTGTTTTGTTTCCGCTAGCCAGCGCAGCAAGTGCAGCAAGGCCAGTCAATGCCCCAGCGTTACCACTAATAAAAGAAGCAAGACTTCCATTGCCTGAGCTAAGCCCAAACGCTTTTGCAAAACTATCTAATAGGGGATTGCCACTTGTGGCTGTACCACCACCGCCGCCAGCATTAGCGCCTTTACCGCCGTTTTCGTTTGCGCCAGTACCTGCAGTAGAGCTTACTTGTGTGTATGTACCGTCTGAGTTAACTTTAATGGTGTTTACGTTACCTTGGCTGTCTTTTTGTGTAAAAGTGCCATCACCATTGTCTGTATAGCCAGAGTTAAGCAAGTCAGAGACACCACCAGCATAGGCATCACTATAGTTAGGATTTATGCCACCAATACCCCCATCTCCTGAAGGGATAGTGGAAGAAACTACAGGCGAACTCGAACCGTTATTACCGCTATTATCACTGCCGTATGGGTCAGCGGGGTCAAAAGAACTATCGTCTGCCATGATTAACCTTTCGAGTTCAGTATGCGCAAGAGGTCATTGATGGAACCCCCCGCAGCCATTGTATTTGATGCCCCTGTGTTTGGCGATAGGGGATTAGTGTTAAACATCTTACTTAAGTCAAATTGTTTGCCAATGTTTACTAGCTCCGGTGGAGCTGGTGCTTGATTTCCGCTCATAGACCCAAGGAGTCCTAGTAACCCCAACACATCCAACCCAGAACTTGCGGGGGATGGGGCCGGAGCCGGAGCAGCTTTTTTAGCTGCAGGAGCAGGAGCGGGAGCGGGAGCGGGAGCGGGAGCGGGAGCGGGAGCGGGAGCGGGAGCAGGCGTAGGAGCCGGAGCCGGAGCCGGAGCCGGAGCCGGAGCCGGAGCCGGAGCAGGGGTAGTATCAATTTGGCTGGTTAAATCCGGCAGAGGTCCAACCTCTACTGGCTCCGGTTCAACTGGTTGAATTGTATTGTCTGCAGGTGGGGCAGTAACCTCAACCGTTTGCAAAGGTTCTTCAGGGGCAGGGGCGGGACTGCTAGCCTCGCTGGGGGGCGCAACTGCCCCACCAGTAGCATCAACTGGGTTTCCATTGCTATCTAAAGTCAGCGTGCTACCGTCGTCAAACGTGTGTACTGTATTCCCGCTATCGTCAGTTGTAGTATTTACTGGCTCGGGAGGCGTAGGTGGAGGAGCCGGTGGCGGAGGAGCCGGTGGAGTTGTATCTATCCCACTTGTTAAATCTGGTGGGGGTATGATATCTACCGGCGCAGGGGCAGCTGGCTGAATAGGTTCAGGCGGGGTAAATGTAGCAGGGGGTGGAGGCGGAGGAGTGACTACCGGAGTTTGTGCAGCAATTTGATCGACTGGTTGTGTGTAGTCATTGATCCCAAGCTGGTCTGTTATGGGGAATAGCGAAGATGTTGGGTCTTGTGGGATGCTTGCATCCCCCGGCTGGGCCCCAGATACTGGGGGCGTATAGAACCCCGTCATGTCCGTTGGGGTTGGGGGTTGGTTTGCGTATTGGTTAGCTGCTGCCCCTGCTGCAGATGTGAGTAAAGACGTGGGGTTAATTGACCCTGTATTTACCAGCTGGTTAGTGGCATTTTTTAAAACCGCCGTAGCAGTAGGGTCAGTTATGTCTGCAGCATTAAGAGCTGCGTTTTCCCCAGCGCCAAGGAGCGCGCCAGTTGCAATCTTTGTGGGGTCTACGCTACCCGTAGTAACTAATTGGGTAGCCGCGTTTGTGATTGCACTTTGGGCAAGCGGACTTGTAATACCAGCACTAGTTAAGGCATCCCCTAAAACTCCACCAGCTCCTGCTGTAACGTAACCAACTGCTGCGTTGGTTAATGCTTTTTCAAGACTACCACCTTGGGCTACTGTAGATGCCCCATTGATAAGGGGGATTAGTTCTGGGTTACCTGTTGCAACTGCGGCGATATCTGCAATGGGGGTTAGGATCGGTGCTAGTGATTTAAATATACCGCCAAAAAACCCACCGCCACCACCCCCCACCGCTGCCTTACTTGTGATGTTGCCTGTATTGGGGTCAACACTGTAGCCGTAATTATTGTCAAGACCACTTGTAATCCGACCTTGCGTGTCGTATGTGATCCCGTTTTGGCCTCCGCCGTAGCTAATCAAGTTTCCATTGTAGTCGTACTGCGCCTGCAGGCCGGGAATTGTTTCACTGTATGTGCCAATGTTGGCAATCTGATCGGGGGTCAGGTTGCTCCAACCTAACGAAGACATGTTGCCATACTGAGAAGCAGGAGCAGGAGCAGGAGCAGGAGCAGGAGCAGGAGCAGGAGCAGGAGCAGGAGTAGATACCGTTTGTGCTGCGGGAAGCGCAGCCAAACCTGAGGAGCCTATATTAGAGTCCTCAAAATCATCATACGCCATATTCCTAGCTGAAATTGTAGGCATAGCTTAAGGCTTCATTTTTAGCACGTTGTTTGCCGATGTGTCGTAGTAAACGTCCCCACTGCGTAGGTTAGACAAATCCGCCTGTGTTGGCAAGCTGGAAACGAATTTATTTGGGTTACTCGGATTGGGGTGGGAGAAATTTAAACCAGACTTTACACTGGTCGTTCCAATATTTGACGACGCCGCTACCATCGGCCCAGCATTATCAATCTGCGTAAAGTACAAGCGAAGTTGGCTGACCAAGTTGTTCATCCACACCTGATCGTATTCTGCAGGGGCACTTTGCAGTCGAGGCTGCGTTACGTTTGCATTTGCCATTACGCTCTCCGTCCATCTGGTCTAACGTCCATCCGAGGAATACCAACCTGCCACTGCGTGCCCAGCGTGTTGGAGCCAAACACCGCTGCAATCTGGCGACCGCGCACCCGAATATTGATCTGTTGGGTGAACTGTTGTGTGCCGTAGAAAGGTGCAGATGTGTAGTCTTGGGTGCTGGCAACCGTTGGGTAAATAGTGGTGCTGTAAGCAGCGCCGGGGTTTTGACGAGGCAGCAGCGTCATGTACATAGACGGATCATTCACATTGGAGCCGTCAAACGACACGTCAGGAATCATGCGCCAAGCAAACCCATACTTGTCACCATCACCAATATCGAAGTCGGATGATTGGATGTAAGCATTGATAGGAGAAGCGGGGTTAGTTGTGCCATCATCCACTCCAGACTCGTGGTAAATCAAATTGCCGCTGGTTGTGCCGCCGTTGCTATATCCCGTTGCCACTGGCAGGCCGCGCAGGGGGCTGTAAGTCCATGCCGTACGAGCCATCGAGCCGTAGGCCCAAGTGTTATCCACGTAGTTGTAGATCACATAGCTGTCGATCGTGTTTGAGTTTGCCGAGCAGTAGTACCACCAGACTTCACTGAAGCCCTCATTGGAGCCAGCAAAAATCTGGAACGCTTGCTGCATGTTGATATTCTCAAACACGTATTTACGCAAGGTACTCGGCAGCGTTTGAACCGTACCGTTGTACATGTAGAACTTGTCAACGCCCATCCAGTAGACGTTGTTGTTTGCCACCACCCGAGCGTTAGGCGAGACGATGGACACGTTGGAGCCCATGATCTGAAAACCCCACACATACGGTGGCCCAAGGTACTGCATCGAATACAGCGAGGTATCCGACCACACCAAAATTTCTTGGCGGGCTTGAACGGCTGTAATGATCGCAGAGCCTTGAGAGAGGCGGTAGTTACCGGCTTGGTTGGTTGCAGCTGGAGTCCACGTCAAAATATCTGACTGGTCTGACCAAGAGACCAGCATGGGGTCTTGAGTACCGTTGCCGTTGTTATCTGTACCAAACGCAATCACAAACCGAGACTGATCCGAGACAAGCACAAAGTTAGCAATCGTCGGGCAATAAGCATCTGTTTTCCAATACTGCGCGTTCCCTGCATCGCCATTGAAATAGTTGGTATTGCTGTTTGAAAGAACTTGTGCACGGTAAAAGCTTGAGGGCGACGAGGAGGTCACCCAGTAGTACAGCGCCCCGCCACGGGGGTTCATGACCAAGTTTTCACCGTAGTTAGACTGGCTCCACAAACGCAGCTGGTAGCCGCCTGTAGACTGGCCCCAGCCGGTAGACGCAAAGCCCGGGGTACTGCCGCCCCAACCACCAGCGCCCCAACCCACACCGACCGAATACTGAGTCGGCCCAGCGTTTAACTGGAAAGCCCCAACCGTTGAACTGCCACCTGTGCCTGTATCGCTGGAGTTTGCCGCAACCGACATGACCACTTGGAACTGCGTATTACTAACGACTTTGGTGATCTGGAACTCAGCGTTGAGGATGGTTGCGGTTACGTTACCGCCCAGACTGGCTGCACCACTGAAAGTCACAAATGTGTTCGCTGTAATCGTCAGCGCAGTGGAACTATTAACAGTAAGGGTTGTTGAGCCGTTAGAAGCAGAAAAAGTAATTGCCCCTGCCGAGGTGGTCGTTGTGATCGGCGTTACGTCATAAAACATGCCGCCGTTGCCGTTTTGAATGTAGTACTTGACGTTAGTACCAATCCCCATCAGGTTGAACCCTGCAAGGCTGGCCCAGCTGAACAGAGACTTGGCAATACCCCAGTAGCTGCCCGTTGTGGGTTTTAGCGTAGAGGCAGTGACCCCATTATCCGCTGTCCAGCCACCAAGCTTTTCGGCAACGCCAGAGCGGAAGCGCACATTGTTGCAAGCAAACCAGCCCCCCTTACCACCGAGCGTCGTGATTTCTTTATTGATACCCGGTGAGAATTGGAGCTTAATTAGGGCCATAGTGCTTTTTTAGGCTGTCAGTACACCGAGCGCAGTGTCCATCTTAGCAACTCGATCTTCGAGCCCAAGGTTACCACCATTGATGCGTTTTGTCATCAGTACGTATTCTTTTGCTTCAGCACATTCATTCAAACCGTGTTTGCGCCAGAACCAGCCAGCAGACAGGCAAGCGCCTTGGGGAGTCAGCAAAATGTCAGGGTCACGCAGCAAGTCCAGCATCAGAGAGTCGCCGCACAAAGTATAGTTATCCTTGCCAGTCAACTGGATGAGGCCGCGTCCGTGGTACAACCACCCCTCACCAGACTCTTCGTCGCCGTTGCCCATGCGACCGGCATAGACCTTGTTGGCGATCTTCTCAGGATTATGGGCGTACTCAAGTGCAGTTTCCATGTCGGGGAAACGGCTGGGCCACACACGCATCAGCGCTTCGGGCTTGTAGTTCAGGTTCTCTTCCAGCGTCTTGAAGTTGCCGGATTCATGTTGGCACTGACCAACGAACGCAGCTTGGCGCAGGGGCGTGTTGATATCAAACCGAGCAAAGGTCTCCAGCAGGGGGTCAAACCATTTGGCGTCAATACCAAGTTCGTGAAGTTGTTCTACGTTCATTGTTTCTCCAGTAGTGAGTTGTAAGCAGCTATGCAGGAATTCAGTTTTTCGATGGCGGCATCGCCTCGTTCTGTAAGGGAGACAAGAGTTTGAGCAGCTCTTGGGTCAATGTTGCAGGTTCCGGCGTTATCGCTGCTGGCAGCGGAGGAATCACTGGGCACTGGGCTACCACAGGAACCAGCGATGTGCAACTGCACAGAACCAGAGGCCAGCTTATCGTTGAGAGCTTTAGAAGCCGCAGCAGCTTTTGTTTGCGTGTCGGCCAGACTGCGAGAAATGTAGGCAACTGTTTTGTTTCGTTCATCGGTGATCTCCTGCGAATGTTTGTTTGCGGCGTCCAGTGCAGCTTGGGCTACTGCACGTTCTTTATCAAATTCGGTTTGCTCATGCTCGTAGACCGACACGGCCACGACTACCCAGCTCATGACAATGGCGACCCAGAAGTAGGGGTTAAATATCATTTGGGCGTTTCCTCATGGTTCTGGTTAATAGCAGTAGTGACCATGCCCAAGCCTTTTTCAGAAGCTATACCACCGATAGCGCCCACGATCAGCAGCACAATGTCGTTCAGCATCTTGGTATAGGCTTGGTCTATCGGGGCCATTGCCTTCATGGGCTGCTCAACAAAGGTTAGCGAATACAGCATCATGCTGGTAATGCCGACAAACACAAAGACGATCATCAAGACCACAACGGCCCAAATGCGGATTTTAATTTCTTCCGGCGTCAGGCGGGGGCGGTTGAACATATTTTTCGTTGACAGGTGCAACGAGGTATTCCGGGCACGTCTGGCTGAAGGCGCAAACTGGCCGTTGGCATTGCGCGGCTGCAAAGTTTCTGGGTTCTTGACAGGCGTATCTGGTTCGCTCATAGCATCCCCCCAAATTAAGACTTGCGATGATGAGCAGGGCGGCTATTAGCTTTCGCATAGTCCACTGCCTCCTGAACAAAGTAATAACCAACTACACCCAATACAACCACCAGCACGACGATGAGGGCGGCTAGGAAAAACTCTTCTTGCTCTTTCTTTTGGGCCTTGGCGCGGTCTTCTGCGGCTTTGGCAGCAAACTTATCGGCTGCATCCATCTTTCCAGCACGTTCGATAATCTTGTTCCAGACATCGACCTTGCCGACCTTCATGAAC